TTTGCCAGATGGCGTGTCTAGCACTTTCACTTTCCCCATTACACAATTGCCATCCCACCAAATATCAATCACAAGATGAGAAGCATTTTTGAGATTAATAACAGAATCATCTGGATGATCAAGTTCGCCCAAGGCTCTTCTTTCTCTAACCAGCTTATCATAATTCTTCATTTCACGGCGAAGAACTTCTAATGGATATACTCTGCGATTTCCATTTTCTTGCTCTGCCTCTTGCAGCTTGCCTGTGAGGATCATCCCACCGTCAGCAACAAATCTCTTTTCCTCTTCAGTGAGAAGGTCTTGGCATACGCCGCCCTCACACAGTTCATAATATTCTCTCAAAAGCTTTTTAGACATAATCTTTTCCTTCAACGGGCGCAACCCGTGCGAGTTAGGATCCTTTACAGCATCTTCTAACTGGCTGTAATTTCCAGCGTTTCATGCTAACCTCCGCTAATCTTGATACCAGAATCATCAAACACTATACTTATAACATAAGATGTCCCAGAACTTAACCAACCTAAAATCAGTAAATTGGCGATATTATAATCAAATGTAAATAGTTCCGTAAAGCCGTTTATCCCAAACAAAAAGACGCCCACCCAAAAGCCTGTACACATGGGGCAATGAACAAGTTTACCAAACCATTCAGACTTTTCAAGTATATACTCTCTTTGATTTTCAAAAATGCTTCCGTAAACTAGAATTTGTGTTAGACCATATGAAGTGAGAATAAAATATAAAAGTTCCAAAAATACCTCTCTTTTATCTATATTCGTAATACATGCCGTATGGAGCCATGCCGGGGAAAATTGAACCTTTAGTTTCTTCTTGTGGCACTTCTCCAAGCTCTGTGGAGTGTTCAGCATCGGGATCAGTCAACTCGTCTTCCAACTGATCATTATATGCTTCAACATATGTGTAGTATGGTTTTTCTTCTTCAATGAATTTGTGGATGTTAAAGAGCACACTTTGTAGCGAATCTACACCCTGTACTTTTGATTCAGGAATGACTGCCTCAATAGAGTTGAAAACATTACCACCTTGTACAGATCCCAACTGAATTACACCTTTGTTTCTAAGAAATGAAAATAACCTATCTTGAGCCTCATAGACATGCTTACTGTGCTTGTCCTTTGCAAAAGATACAACTTTCATTTTTTCTGGTAAAATAGCAATATCAATTTCTGGATGGTCAAAGATCATGAAATTACCATCAAGTGTTTTTCTAATATTCATAGAAACAGAAGTCTGTGGTTTTGGTTCTGCTTCTTCTTGTTGAGCTTGTATGTTCTGTTTCTTTCCAACAGTTATTTTCAATTCTTCATTCATTAGCTATTCATCTCGCTGACTAAGTTTTGCACTTTTAGAATCTTCTTTACAACATCCATTGATACTGGTGTCTCTTTGAAAGACTCAAGCAAGTCTAATACTTTTGCTGCTTTTTCTTTCATCTCTGGGTCTTCGGAAATTTCTTTTGAGCTTCTGCCTTCAGCAAGAACTTTCTTCAACCTTCCGACTTCTTCATTCAAGTAAACATTTAGATCCAAGCCATTATCAGAGAAAGAGAGAACATACTTCTGAAGAAGTGACTTTTGCTCCTCAAGTAAGCTTTCACCATATTGGTTATTGAATCTCTCAACAAACTTCTTGATTACAAGTTTGTCTACTTTCTTGTTTGTTTCTACAGTTTCAGTAATTGTCTTTTCTGTAAGCCAATCTAACATATTGCTTTCTAACAATACTTTCTTCTTTGGACTAAGCTCATCATTAAAGATTTGATAAATCGTTGCAATGTTTTTATAATTTGGAACAAACTGAGAAAACACTTCGTTGGTCAACTCTTTGTTGATTCTGTTGATCAATCTGCTTTGCTCTTGAAAAATAGTTTCTTTGTCTAGACTTCTATACTGAGCTTTTGCTTCGTAGATAAGTTTCTCAGCCATATGTGGCTTCAAGCCTTTGCTCTCGTTCAAGGACTTGTAAATTTCTAACTCTTTTTTGAGTAACGTTCCCTTGCCAAAGTGCTCCTTCACAATTCTGCTTATCTTTATTCCATACTCAGAATCTTTTCTTACTACTGACTTTGTTAGTTCTCTAACAAGAGCTTCAAACAAAAATGCAGTATTTCTTTTCTTATTGTGCTTTAGCTTCATTATCTTTGGACTCCAATTCGTTGATCAACCTTTTTATTTCATTGTTGACTTCAAATACTTTTTTCTCTTCGTTTTCATAATTAGATTGTTTTCCCTCGTAAATTCCTTTTGCGAGTTCAAAACCCGGAAGAATATCTCTTACACTGCCAATTTCATCTCCAGCATATTTGCTCTTCATGTTTCTCTTACGATGACCAGCAGGGTTTTTGCTAATTCTTTTTGTGTAGTATTTTCCTTTTGCTCCCGGTGATGTTGTCATATTTCTGCCATTGTCATCTCTTCTAGCTGGTGGTGCTTCTTCGCCAGCGTCTGGGGTTGCAAGAAGAACGCCTTCGTCACCGGGAGTTTCTTCAGGTGCTGGTGTTTCGCCGCCTTCTGCGGGAGGAGTTTCGTCGCCACCTCCAAGGTCGTCACCTCCAAGGTCACCACCTAAATCTCCCAAGCCTCCACCACCAAGTGCTGGTGCTCCCTCTGATGCAACTGCTTCTCCTGCTGCGTCTAATGCGGCTTGATGTTTTCTATCATGGAACATTTCTCTTTGGACTCGTAAGAACTCTTCGTCTGACAAATTAAAGATGTTGTGAGCAACCCAGCGTTTACTGAAGAAGCCTTCAGTTGCGTTAGATGCAATTTCAAATTTAGTTCTCCAATGCTCAAGCTCTTGCAACTCTGCAATCCTAGATGGATTGTTGAGGTATAACTTGAAAGAAATAAGATCTTCTTGTCTAAAACCCAAAGTGTAAAGATGGATAATACCAACTTTTTCAAGCTCTGTAATGACGGCTCTTTGCAGTCTTTGGATAGTTCTTGCAAAACGAATATCTTTTTGAGCTAATGTTGTTTTGTCTTCAGCCCCTTCATCTGCTGTTGTCAAATATGAAGCAGGAATCTTGATAGCAGAAAAAAGCTTGTCTCTCAAATACTTTACGTCATCAATATCTCCAGTGTATGTTCCTCCAGCAAGTGTTTCAATTTTAGAACTTACCCCTCCCCTAGTTGGAATAAAGTAATCTTCTTCAACAGACATTGGATTATAGCGAAGGTCAACACGACCAGTTGTTGGATCTACAACTTGGTTTCGCTTCATCTGTGTCATCACCTTTTGCATATACTGCTCAACATCTTGTGGTGAGATGTTTCCAACATCAACATAAAAAACACGTCTTTCTGGTGAGCGAACAATGCGGTATGCCATCATAGCATCTTCAATAAGGGTAAGTTGTCTCCAAATACGACGGGCTGGTTCCAGCACAGACGTTCCATAAGGAGCATACTTATCATTTCCAAGAATACGAAAGTGTGCGATCTGCCAGTTTTCAAAGGTCATTCCACCAGAGTTCCACTGGTACTGGACATAATTCGGATTTGATTTATCCTCTCCTTCCAGTCTTTCTATTTCAGCAGTCGGCAATCCAATTACGTTTGTGATTCCCATCTTTTCGTCAATGTCAAGATAGAGAAAGTAATCACCAAACTTGCACATTGTTCTACACCAACCAAAAAGATTGTGATCAAGATTAAGGACATTGTGATATAGAGTCTCTAAAACTGCCTTGATTTCATCATTAGGGCAATCAATCCTCAACATCTCCTGTAGTTCTGAAGAAGTTGTCATCTCATCTGCATAGATATCCATAGCAGATGCCAACTCGGGCATATATTCCATTTGATCAAAATCAGCGTAACGCTCTGCTCTGCTAATGTTGCCCATAACAGAGTTCATTGGATACCCACTCAAAGGCTCATAAGAAGCTTTTTTGAAAGACTTACCGCTAGCAGATGTGAAATCGTATTTGTTTAGTTGACTTCTTCTCAGTCTTCTTGGTGTTTGAGCACGGTAATTTACAATAGGACCAGAAAACAAACGTGTCAATTTCTTAAACAGTGGTGAGTTTGCCGCTCTTGGGTTTTTTCTTTGATCTACCATTTATTTTTACCCCTTATATAACCATTCAAAGTTTTTTTGCTTCGCTATATTATCACTATTTTTTATCTCTTTATAGCCATTCATTCCGGGAATTGTGGTATTCAAAGAGATTTTATTAGTCGTCATAGAACTAATGAACGCCTTGTTGTATTCCATAGCTCTTTTGTTTGTAGAAAGGGCAGTGTCTTTTACCCAGCATGCAATTGCAATACTCATAGTCAAATCATCGTTATAACCACGCATCGCTTGTGCTCTTCCGTTAGTCCAAACAAAAGTTCTCAGTTCATTCATCAAACGAACCGAGCGCAAAGTAATTAGTTGATTTCTTATGAATTCCTCTAGTTTAGCAATAATTAGTGGTCTTGTCTTCATAGATGTAGTGAAACCAGCAACAGTGTTGCTTTGGTGCTCTGCTATCACACTATCAACATATTCATGTGATGACTTTACAGAGTGATAAAGATTTGGGTATTCATGATCAACTGCCAACTTTTCTAAAACAGAAAATCCAATGTTGTTATTCTCAACTACCAAAAGGCAATCTCCGTATTCTCTACCCATCTGATTTAATAACAGGGCATACATCTCTAAGTTTGGCTTTCCCTGATACTCTGCGACTTGTTCCATCTTATCTACATTTATAATATGAAATGCAGAATGATCTCTTCCATCTCCTCTGGCAACATCAGCGACTAACACATATGTGTAACCTGCTTCATATGGTTCCCAAATCCATACATTTCTATCAAAACCTGTCTTGTACTTTGGCTCAGCTACGGTATGTTCTTCCATTCTACCAATATCATCTGGGTGGATTACAGAATCCCCGGAAGTATTGAAGTTGCATTCAAGCTCTTGGGCGATCTGCCTACGTGACATATTTCTTGTTTCTTTCTCAAACCATTCCTGACCTCTGTCGGGATGTACGCTCCAAGGCAAATTTGTTGGATAAAAATCATTGTCTTGTGTCTCTGCGTCAATATAGGTTTGATGAAACCAGTTACCAACACCATTGGGAGTTGAAAGGGCAATGCAACGACCCCCTGTGGAGAGTGTAGGATCAAGACCGGTCCAAAGTTCAACAAGTCCCTCAACGTGTGCAGCCTC